TCCCCCTCCTTCCGCAAATTAAAAGCGTAACATTTTGTATAATACAGCGTTACGCTTTTAACATTTTAAATATGCACAATATTTGCACAAGATATTATAATCCTATTTACTCTTTCTCTTCCAAAGTTACATCAATTCCTACGATCTCACAATATTTAAGGAAGTTTTTCAAGTTGACATTCTTCCCACTTTCAATGGCAATGACGGTCCCAAAGTTCATACCCTGTTTCCAGATATTATATTGGGTCAATCCCTTTTCTTCGCGAATCTTACGCACTTGTTTCGATAAATCTTCTATTGTCATACTCCTATTAATTCCTTCTTTATCGCTTCTAAAAATGCGATAGATGTTAATACCGTATTCCTATAATTATAATCACTACCTGCTGCAATCGCATTCTTACGACCGTCTAAAATCAGCGTATCAATGAACAACACCATTTGCCGAACCGTAATATTGCCGATGTCTGCCGAGAATGTCGATAGCGATGTATAATACTTCATAGCCTGTTTTAAAAGGCCCCGTATTTTAGTCTTATCAGGATTTTTACCTGTAATACGCTTAATGCTTATCTTTGCGGAAATATTAGATCCTGACAATCCGGGCTCTATGCGGTAATCCTCTCCGACTTCCTCGATAATGCCGTCGATAAATTCAATCTTTGCAATGAATCCATTGTCTATGTCGGAACAGTATATGAAGTCGACTTCTCCGAACTTGTGCGCCCGGTTATGGTCTACAATGAATAATGGAAATTCCCTTTTCATTCTTCGTCCTCCTCTTCGTCATCGACTTTAACAAGATGTTCAAGATCTTCGCTTATATACCCTTTATACTCCCTTATGGCTTCCAATTCCGAGTCGCTGAGGTCGTCTATATCCTCCATCTCGATAGTATAATATCTGTCATAATCACCATCGAAGTCTATCTCTCCTGTTCTTCCGTTCTCGTCGTCCTCACTAACGACAGTGCCCACTTCGTCTACAATATAGGGCTTGCAGAACCTCCCATGCTCGTCCCTGTTTTTCGTGAACAAGTGATCTGACAACATGCTACACACATCTGAGAATGTTTTTTCTCCGACAAATTCAATATGACCGGGGTTAAAGAATCTGCCACCTCGGCAAACATGAAATGATAATACCATTGTTCTTTTTGTTTCCATATATAAGTAATTTTTATTTAAAATCATCTGGCCCATACAGGGGTATAACAATCTTCAAGATTTATGTTATTCTCGATCGCCGCACAGGCAAGTATCCATGCTTGCTTACTCGACATGTTGGCAATCTTGAAACTCGGATAGGTGCATTTTTCATCAATCGTCTTTGCCACATTGGAGGCAAAAACATTCAGGTTGATTATCCGGGACAAGAACCGATAGAACGGGTTGAAATGCAACTCATACGAATTGTTATTATTCCATCTTTCATAGCTAGCAATCTGTTGAAGTCTGTTGGATAATTCCTGAGCTTCTTTGTATTGTTCTGTACCTTTCTGTAACATGACTCTATTTTAATTGGTTACTGTTTGTTTTTGATTACATGGTAAAGATACTCCATTTTATTGTATATACAAAATATTGAAGTATAAATGTTTTATGATTTATCAATATTTAACAAAACGAATGATGTGGAAAATTTTCCTCATTATTTTATACGATATAGTCTATTTTCGTATAGTTGTGGAAGATTTTCCGCAAAAATGATTGACATAGAATTAAACACGAATGCCGGAGCTTCTCACCCCGGCATTTCCCTGTTCATCATTTGCATTTCCGAATATTCCTTTGAAATTTTCGCCTCATTCTCCTGTTCAAGAGACCGTTATCGGCAAACCGATTCAAGGTATCCTTCTCTTCCGGCGAAAGCAGGTTATAAACCTCCTTCCTCGACTTGCCGGAACAGATGGCTTGTATGATTTTAGCTATCTCCATGTATTTCCCGAATTAATTTATTTCTGCAACACTCACATAGGAACTTCTTCGCCACGGGGAACATCTTCTGCCCGATATATCCCCGAAGGTACTGTTCTTCCTCCCCGTAAGGGTCAATGCCGAACGTCCGGGATATATGCCTGCACAAATGCCCCTTTTCATGGTCCCAAGAGTTTTGGAACTGTTCGGGACTCGTCGTCATGGCAATTACCATCACCGTCAGGCGATGCTCGAAATTGGAATAGGTAAGTCCTGTATTCAAGTTACCGGACGACAAACTTCTGAAAGCATTTTCCAGATTATTCCCCGTACAACCGATCCGTTCCAGCTCCCGGAGTATGGTGTTTGTCCAGTAGGTGGTAACGGCGTAAAAAACCCTTACGTGCCAGTCGTATTTCGCTATGTAGAAATCCTGAACAATCATGTTTTATAACATATTTTCCCACATGATCGGAGTACCCGAACCTATACAGTCGGCATAGAAACGTGTAAAGGGTAACCCGTCGTAACCGTCAGGGTCGTCTATATAGTCCTTTACAAACAGAGCCAAATGGGTATCGTCGGGAATCGATGATTTCAAATAGTCGGCCTTGCCCATATTGGCGACAAATACATGGTCGTACCCTTTGGCCTTTTCCAACTTCACGCCCGCCTGTGTCAAGATGACCTCCACATCTTCTTTCGAAAGGGCTTTTATCTCCTCCTTCTTTCCGGTGGCCTTGTTTTCGGCCTTCATTCTGGAAACCGCCCACTCGCACATGTTCTTGGAGAAGTGCCAGCCGTATCGGGAAAGGTACTCCGTCATGCCGGAGGGGAAAATATCATAAATGTCTAATCGTTGGTTCATAACACTGCTTTTTTATGTTTTTGAAAAGAGAGGGGATTTCTCCCCTCCCGATTAATAGAACTCGCCGTTGGCCCGTCTGCGTCTGCGTTCCCCCATTTCGTCATAGTACGAAGGAGGATAACCGGGAGCATAACGGTTGTTCATTCCACTGGAAGAACCTCCGCCATAATTCCCGCCGCCGTAACTGCCGCCATTATTGCCACGGAAGCCCATATCGCCGCCCTGCATTTCCCGCATGGCAGCTTCATAGCCTTTCTTGTAGCCGTGCTCGCAACCTTCCTTGTAGGCCATTTCGAGCTCTCTACCGCCGCGTTCATTGAATCCTTCATATCCACGGCCTTCTTCTAATATTGACCACATTCCCATATTACTTTTTGTTTTTAGTTTCAGCAACACCGAGCTGTTCCATCAGTTTTTTGTTCATGGCCATTAGGTCGGCCATGCTTCTGCTCATTTCGGACATCTGCCCTTTGAGGGTGGCAATCTCCTGCTCCTGCCTTTGCTTCTCCGCAAATTCGGGATTCAAGACTGTCAATATCTTGTCGCACCCGGCAATCACGTTCTCGTGGTAATTACGCCGGTTCAGTTCGTCCAAGCTCTTTTGCCGGATAGCCGACACTTCCGAGTTCATGGCCTCTCTGGAACAAGATATGACGATGTTGCCGTTTTGCCCGAAGTCAGCGATGTCCGCACCTGCCGGCAAGTTCTGGAACGTCGTGTTCTGCCCGTTCACACAGACCACCACGTCCACCACCATTTCCATCTGGGGTATCTGCCCGATAGGTGTCGGCATGGGGTACTTGGGCTTCGCAGCCGAAACGCTGACGACGGAGCCTATATCCACTAAGGGATTTTCGTCCTTATGAAGGATAAATAACTGGTTGTTTGCTCGAAGATTCTGAAACATAGTTTTTTTGATTTAATGGGACTGCCCGATAAAAGGCAGCCCCGTGTTAATTATTTGCTTTTGGCAGCGACGTTGGTTGCCGCTGTCGCCGTAGTAGGTCTGTACCCACCGTTGACAAGGTACACTTCGTTGGTGTACTTGTTGTAATGGATTTCATAGATCCCCGTACCGGCGATATTCTCTACCGTCACCGGCTCGTTGTTGTAAGCCAGCAGAGGTCTCGTGTCCCCGTTCGTCCCGATGAGAATGGGAAGCGTTGCGGTCGTTCCGGCGGGTATCGCCTGACGGAGATTGATATAGAATCCTCCCACATAGTCCCTGTTACGGAACGCATGGTTTGGAAGTTCCAAAGTCACGTTCTCCGTGCCGACCGTCACCGCCACCGTAGGAAGAGTGTTGTAATTCACTCTGCCCAGCGTCGGGAACGGAAAGGGAAACCCTGTAAAAAAGTTAGGCCACATATATACCTCCTTTCTTACTGGAATTAACCCCAGTAGTTGTTGCAACCGCATCCGTAACCGCTGCGCCCGTATGCGACATCGCCCGCATAAGCTCCATAAGCGGCAGCCCGGTACAAGTCCGTGTTTACAGCCTGAATGTTCGGATATACCACGGGAACGGTATTGGGCAATTTACACTTGATGCCGTCCACATCGCTTTGGAGAGCCTGCAAACCGGCAGCGAGGGGAGCAATCTGTTGCCCTACCGCATTGAGAATGGTCGCATTCTGGTTCCGTTGGGAGATTTCAGCCGCCAAAGTAGCCTTCTCTGCCGTCAAAGCGGTGATCTTGTCCTGTAAAGCCTGAGTTTGGATAGAATCCAGCTTCGCCAAAATGGCACGAGTGTTCTCATTGCCGCTGTCCACGAGGGAGTGGGTTTGTTCCGAGGTGGCGATACGGGTTTCGTATCCTTGTCTCTCGATTGCGTTTTGCGTCTTGCAGCAACAATCTGCGATTTGGGTAGCCAGCGTACAATTACTCGATTGAATGCTGTTGATGATCTGTTGTGCGGACATGCCCACTTGGTTGCCGACACCCTGAATCAAGCCCTGAATGTTGCACAAGGCGGATTGTAACTGTTGGGTAGAGCAGTTCAAGGACGAAGCGAGTTGGTTGATGGCATTACCGTTCCCTTGAATGGCCGACATCAGGTATTCACGTCCGACATCGCCGTTCAACTCGGCAGGAAGCCCGCCCCGGTTGCCAAAACCTCCGAATCCGTTACCGCCCCAGCAGAACCACAGCAGGATAATCCAAATCCACCACATGCCTCCGCCCCAAGCGTCCTGATTGTTCCTTCCCTGATTGAGAAGGGCCAAGAGTCCGGGATCGACCCCTTTACCACCCATCAGGTTGGGCAATAAAGCCATGATGTCGAACTTGCTTCCGCCACCATTGGGCTCTTGATTGAAAACATACGTTCTTTCCATATAGATATAATTGATGGTTACGGCCAATATCGGCCGCATACAAACGTATGGCTATTGCCGTTGCTATCCTCGGATTTCGGTGGCTATCCTGTTGCTGACCCGTTGATTTGTCGTTGTCAGAATAAAACTTCCCGAACACCGCTGTTTCAGGCTGTTTTTCAATTTGTTCACTCCCTGTCGGGTCATGGAAAGATAAGCGGCGGTGTTCTCCTCGGAGAAGCCGAGCGATACCAACGCACAGATGAGCAGGCAACGTGCGTCAACCGCATTTTTGTTCGCCCCGTTGATCAATTCGCCGTAACACAGCTCACATTCCTCGCAAACGATTTGCAAGACGTGTTCAAAGATTTCATTGGTTTTCATATCTCTTGCCTTTTTAAATATTTGTTAAATTATAGATTGTTGACACAATAAAAAACATCACGTTCCTGTTTAAAGGCTGTGAAAGCCTCGTAACATTCCCCGTGATGTTGTCTCTTGTTAGTTTTGGAAGAGCAGCAAGAGATTGAGGCTTTCCTCTTTATACTCCGAAGCCCCGAAAGAGTCGTAAATCAAATTATATCAAGAAACCCAGTCCTTTCAATTTTGTTGCCCATTTCACGATGTAAGGGACAAGCAGCAAGACAATGCCACCGAGTGTCCACCAGCACCATTGAGGAGTCTTGTACTTTACTACCTCGACGGGGTAGGGTACTTGTATGCTGTCCGTATTGGATATATACAGCGTATCGATTCTGTCCTTGAACCTGTATATGTACTTGTATTGGAATTCCCGTATCGTGTCTCCCGATTTCTCGATGAAAACACTGTCCCGCATGTATATGGAATCGAGCTGCACCCGGTTCAGATACACCGTGTCGCTCTTTGTCGTTTCCACAGGCACATACACATGTTTGGTACAACTCGTCGCAGCCAAGCCAGTCAAAAACAATAGGAATACGATATGTCTCATAGGCTCAGTATTTGTCATAATATCCCAATTGAATCATTCTTTCCTTGTTCCTTCTTGGAGATATACCGGTAATATGTGCCCATGAATACCCGGAAATAATATCGTAGATAGTAGAAGGAGAAACATCAAAGCGTTTCGATATTTCTTTATAAGATAACCCCGACTGGCTTAATTTTATAATTTCCCTCACGCATTTTTCTGTGAGTTTAGATTGCGTATTCTTTTCTCCAAAATGGGAATCGTGTAGTACATCGAATCTGTGCTTTTGATTTTCTGATGGGGTAACCCATTCCAAGTTGTCGACTATATTATTGTATTTATTACCGTCGATATGGTTAACTTGTGGCTTATTATACGGATTAGGGATAAATGATAACGCAACAATTCTATGGGCTAAACACCTTCCATGCTGTTCTCCTGCTTTGGGGATATCATAATGCAAATACCCTCCAATTTTTATAGGTTTAATTTTTTTATAATTAGAATTATATACATTCCCATATCTATCCACATAATACTTTTTATTAAAAGGTATAGGTATTGCCCCATTATTAAGCATAACTTGTTTTCTTTTCTCCTTTTCCTTTGCTTTCTTTGTTTTAATTAGTACAGAGTTGCATCTGACTTGTCCCGATAAGAAATGACAATATTTAGTTTTTCTTACCTCACCACTCCCATTAAGAAACAATATATCAATATCATTACATTTTCGATATGCAATAATTTCCATTTTTATCCCTTGACAATTGATTGATGTTTCTCCAACCCTGAAAATTTTGGTGTCTTCCTTTCTCATACTCACATAATTATTATACTATAAATATACAAATAATTTATTTTATATGCTAATAATCAGCGATTTAAATGTAGAATTTCACTTCTATTATCATGCATTGATGAATAGCTTACATGAATCCATTTATAATTATATTCAATCAACTGGTCGAAGGGAAGGTTATCCCGTATAAGTTCGAACAGCTTCTTGTTTTCCTCCTTGTTCCCTGCCGTTATATCCGCCGCCTCGCCCCTCATGTGCTGGCTGTTTTTCGCACCACCCACAGCGGCATTGAGTTTGGGACAACGATAGCCCGAATTGACGGTTATCGCCTTTCCGTACATCTCCCGCAGTGGGTCTAAAACATGGGTGACAAGGTTCGACAACTGGGCCGACGCTTCGGGAGTAGGGGTATTGTCTATACCCAGTTTATCGGCCGTCGAGCTCTTTGTGAGTTCTTTCATCGTGAAGTATTTCATATCTCGAAGATTAAGTTTTCCATGTTGTTAATTCTGTCCGGCTCAGATACGAGCAAATCCTCTTCCGGAAATTTTTCTTGAAATTCATTACATAAATTATACTCCATTTCCATGTATTCTTCACTGCCTCTTCTTATGCTTTCAGGAGAGACCTCCACGATATGGAAGTTGGTCTGTATGTCGTAGGCATACCTGATCCTTATTCCCGGTATTTTCGAGGCAATCGATTGAATCGTCTCGATGACAAAATCCTGTACATTCTTATTCATGTCTTTCTTCATTTTGGCGACAAAAAAAGCGGTGACTTTTTTAGAATCACCGCTTGTAACGAATGTATGAGAGAGTAGCCTTAGGGTTAGGCTTATCCGTTATTGAAAATGGGACAAACGTAGGCCGAAGGCATTATCAATCCTCTCTCCTCAATTCATCGAGCCATTGTACTGGGTCGACATCTTTTAGACGAGGATAAGCCTTTTCGATTAAAGAATTTAAATAACTTTCATCGAATTTTGGAGAATAATCAGCCGGTATCGGAGGTTTAGAATCCGTATCGGACGAGTTCTGGACATAGGGGAATGAACCTTTTGTATCCATGTGAACAATGTTTATTTTTTTCGGTTCGGGAAAATACCCTTTAATACGATATTGGCTAAACCTAATACATTGATAGTTGTCGTAGCCAGTAGAGATATCAATATTTCCGGTCCCAATGAAAATAATCCGATCCCGCAAAATACAAGAATGGCAATTACTATGAATAACCATATGGGGATAATCCACATGACCCATCTGGCCAAATGTTTACGAAATTGTGTATCTTGTGAATATCGCTCCCGTATTTGTTCGGATAAATTCTTGTCGTCTATATCGCCCAAATTTGAGTCGGGAGAAATATGGACACCATTCTCACTACGTAAATCCAAGCCGCTAAAAGAATCTTTCTGTTTAGTCATGCTTTGGGAGAAATTAGTGTCTTAAAATACTCTTGGATATAACTATCCGGGATTCTATCCCCCCAGCTGAATGAAGGCTGCTTAACGGTCCTATCCCACGGAGAACCGGGCTTGTGAGACCATTCCGTCAGATAGGCGGCAGTTTTAGAACCATAGCTGCCAAAGACCAGTTTCATCAGAGATTCCATTTCGGAATCACGGGCTATTTTTTCAAGGTTTTCATCAGAAAGGGAAATTTCTGAAAAATCCTTTTTTATCAATTTATTTCGAGTGGTCGGGAAAACCGGACCATACGGCCAAGCCTGAGGGTGCTCGTTTGTCAAGCGTTCGTTCTTTACGTAAAGATATACTCCATAAGCTATATACAACAACTTTTGAAGCTTAGTCATGTTAATGAAAAACTTATTCTGGTTAGCAAACGCAATGATATAGTTTGCAACCGTAACGCTATCGTATTTATAGGTATCGCTTATCATCTTGTTGCAAAGTAACAAAAAATATCGTAACATGCAACCAATTCTTATACTTTTTTACGATAAATCAAACGGTGATTCCAAGAAGTCAAAGAACGCTTTCCCGTCGCCGGGTTATAAAAATTCATTTTTTTCGTCAGGCAATCCAAACTTCGATTTGAATCACCAGCCCGCCCAGTATGGTCGCCAGCAAGTCGGCATACGACCAAGCCCCCGGCTTCTTCCACTCGTCGGCAGCCTCCTTGATACAGCCCGCTATGGCAGAGAACAGCACACAATATTCCGCCGTCGCACCTATCACGATGGCGAAGAAAGAGGCGATGACACCTCCTGCGATAAAATGCAGCAGCTTGTCGTGGGGAATAGACAATAACAACCCTTTGATTCTCTCCAAAATTTTCTTCATATTATTCGTTATTTAATCGGTGATAAAAATCGAGCTTGATACGGTCATAGACAGAAAATACATTGGTTTTAGCCCTGTCATCGTTCACCGTATGGGCATATATCTCGTTCTCGACAACCTCTGCCACCCAGTCTATCCATTCAGGATTGGTATAACATGAAAGACGTTTACCCCGATAGGTAAAGTAGTCGAAACGGCTGTTCCTGTCCTCGTACTGGTTCGTGAGATTTCCGATAATTTTTTCATGCGTCCTATTCCTGTCGGATATATGGTTTTCCTTCCTAACTTGTTCGATAATTTCCAAAACCCGTCTGGCGGAAAGGTTGAAAAATTCACTCGTCATGTTCTTTATTCGAAGCTGCGTTTCCGGTCTAAGACCTTCCGATATGTCGGACAACATGTTATTCTGGTCGTTCGTCTTTTCGATAAGCTCTTTCAGGGATTCGCCGTAATCCTCCATGCTCTTGGTGATAATCGATTTGAACCACTTGAAGCAGGCCACCATCATCATGGCCGACAACACCAAGAAGAATGCTGCGGTCATCACCAAGAACCCCTGTTCGCTTATCCCTCTGGCTACCTCCGTAGCCTCGTTTATCCCTCCCATATCAATTCGCTCGTTGTTCGTTAAACACTCGTTCCAATTCTCTCGCCTCCGCTTCGGGGAGTTCCTCCCAATCCGTCAGATCGGTTCCGTCCGGAGCGGAAACAGCCGGAGTAACCGTGATATACTCATCTGTTTTATACACCAATAAATACCCGTATCTCGCTTTTTTCCGTATCATTTTTCAAACTCCTATTACTTGCCAATTTTTATCCGTAGCTATCTTTACCTCTTCATCGGTTAATTCCTCTACACCGATGGAACCGGTTATATTTATAATCCTTGTGGAAGACGTGGAAAAATTCGGTAACCGCTCAAACAATCTCACGAAGTTTTCATGCCCTAGCATGGTATTCCTTAGCATAAAATGAGCACCGGAATAAGTTAAATCAAATGGAGATTCTATCGAAATTGTGACGTTTTTTACCCCACAACAAGATAGATTATTATCAATTGTAAGACACCTAAACCTTGTATTCGGAAGATAAATTTCACCCTTGTAAGATGAAAGCGACATAAAAGCAAACTGTCCGTTTACCCCTTCAATAGAATCAACACCTAAATCATCAGGTATTATTAATTCTTCCAGAGACTTACAATTTTGACATAATGCTGTTATAATGGTAACCTTTCTACAAGATGGGGGTAATATTAATCTTTTTAATAAAATACAATCATTAGCTAACATACTTAAACTTGTTCCTTCGTATGTAGATTGTGGAAGTATCAGTTCCTCTATTTGTGTTCCGCCACTGGCAAAATATTGTAATCCGATATTAGCAGGTGGCATTTGACTCTTTGAAAAATCATATTTACCTTTTAAAAACTTCGATCCAAGTAATGATTGGGTGTTACTAAATTTAATATTATCAAAAGAAATCCCAAAATGGGATATTTGTGTATAATAATTATAACCATTCATAGCTTTTACCGTAATTTCATTGGGTATAATAATTTGTTTTACATTTATCGCTGAATGATTATTCATAAAAAATGGGTATGAATCAATTTCTCTTTTATTTCCACTTAAATACTTTATGGCTTCAAGATTTATGCAACTAATTTGTCCTTGAAAATAAAAGGATAATCCATTCCCAAAAACAACATATTTTACTCCATTAAAATATTCCTTAGTACTATCTCCAAATAACCCGACGACGAAGAATCCATATTTGAATTGAGTGTTGAAAACTCTGAGTAACCAAAACTTTCTACCGAGACTATCTACATTTTCGCATTTGTTATTATCATAATAATGTAATTTAGGTGGATTGCTCTGATACTTTTTTACTTCCGATCCGTCTCCCCAATCTATATAGTAAGATTGTGTCTTAATTTGTACATTGGCAGGTGTGAACTTGGCATCAATCCCCAATTCACTTGTAACCAGTACCCAAATTTCATTACTCGGACACAGATTCATATCAGGCCAAAGCGGATCTGGCACAAATGCCGGAGGTTCTTGTGCCTCTACCGGCACGCTGACCGTCTCTTTTACCGCAACGGCATCGGGCACTACCACCTGCTCATGAACGATTATGCAATCACTATCTGCCATATCACTTGATGATTATATTGGTTTTGTAAACATCTCCATAGTCCCATTTGCCGTCATCGAAATCGGCATCCTCTATCCAGTAATGCCTCTCGACCGTGAGCAAGCCATAGCGGAAAGTTCCGGAATTGAATATGCCGTACAGCACGCCGTCACGGAACACACAGTTCTTACGTGTCTTCCCGTCGTAGCTCACTTCGCAACAACAACCGGCCTCGTCCTTGTAGATGAACTTAAACTTCTTCGTCTCGGCATCGATGGGCTGCTTGTTTCTGTCCTCAAAGCCAATGGTAAACTTAATATCCTCCCATGAGTATTTCTCTTCGTACTTTTTGTCACTCATCGCTGCCATCGGATAATGCGTTGAACATTTTTTCCACCAGAGCTTTCGTCTCCTCGACCGTGGAGGTCATGGAATAGACATTCATGTTAAAACTGCCTTGCCCGACAGTGACATGGCCTTTTTCCACACCGTTTTCCACAATTCGGTAATTGACCGCTTGCAGGGTTTCCACAGTCTCTTTTCCGTTGAACGAACGGCTGATGTTTTCGCTGATTTTTACTAACTCAATCATAATGTTTTGTATTTATGGTTAACTGATAATCCCGCTGTCGGGAATGTCGAATGTCACGTTTTTGGATAGGGAGTCGAGTTGGACGCCGGCCTCGCCCGACGAGGAGATCCCATACACGGAACAGGTCAGGTAATAGGTATGGGCTCCCGGTGGAAGGTCCGGATGTATCGTCCCCAAAGGGATATTCAAAATGAGAATCCCTGCTCCCTTGTATTCGTAATCATATATCGCGAGGAATCCGGACCCCGAAATGCGGAAGGTGTATTTCTCACCCACCGGAGGATTTCCGTTCGGAAAACTGATACGCACCTGAAAGTAACTCGAAAGGAAAGTGAAATCCACGATTTTAATCGGGGTATATGTGCTGTTTATCTCGGCTGTCATGGCTATCGATGTGGGTATGGGGAAATAATCCGCCACGGTAATCTGTTTGTCGACCCCTGTCCAGTATTCGAACGACTTCTTATCGATAAGGAACAATGTCACCTTCAAATTCGCCCCTACCGAATCCTCCCCCGGAAATGTGTCGCTCTGTCCGACAGGAAGTATCGGCGGAGTAGTGCCGTCACTGAAAAACTTGACCTTGAAAGCAGAGTACCACACATTGCCCACCCGCAAGGTGGTTACGGTGTTTGTAGAGGTATTTGTCAGCAATCGGGCAAAACTGCTTCCATTTCCATCGGTTGCCAAAATAGCCGGGTAATAATCGCCGATACTCTTGTCGGAGGCAAGTGCCAGCCATGATTCGACGGGTACACCGGTAGGATTCACAGAAGTATCGTAATAGTTAATATCGACAAAAAGATACGGCACGTCCGCACTGATTTTGTCAATTTTACTTCCGATAAGATTAGGTTCCGCATTGTGGTCGTAGCCGTCGAAATCGCTCAGGCGGCAAAAATCCGTCCCCGGGTGAGGATAGGCGACATAATCGAAAGAGGTATCATGGATAGCGACGATATTCGTGCCGTGCGGTATCGTAGCTTTCAAGCCATAGCGTATGCCTTGATTCTTATCCGTTTCGCTTCCTTCCCATTGATCGATGTATGTCGTGACCCCGCCGGATTGCTGAGGATAGTTGTCGGATAGCGGTGCAGCCTGCGGATAGCGCACGGGTTTATGACGACTCCATTTGTTGATACGTCCCGGACGGCCACCCTGCAACAGGGGGCGTTCGAGGGCAACGATGTCGGCCACGTCCCATACCCCGTTTGAAGGATAAATCCCCAGCAGGTTATAGGGGTCGGTTATCGCTACCGGGGCTGCTATCTTGTTTTTATCGATGGCCATACGCTCACTTTCCTCCTTTCCCTTTTAATTCGGACAATTCCTTTTTCAATCGTTCTATATCTCCTATAAGGGCTTTAACCAGACGGGCTGTCTCCTGCGTTGCTCCGGCAATCGTGTTGATATAGTCGGGCGAGAGGTAGTTCAAAGCTCCGTGACCGTCCTCCGTCTTGTATGCCATCGATGGCAACACCTCTTTCACCTTTTGATAGATCAGCCCCGTATGGGCTTCCCCGTCCACGCCGCCCTTGTTACGCTTCCGTGCTTTTTCGGTGTATCGGAAATCGCATACCCTGCCCATCGCCAAGAGGCGGTCGGTATAGCTGATGGTATAGTCGAAATCTCGCTTCAAACGCATGTCCGAAGTCGTTAGAGCGGTGACCGAGCCTTGTGCCGAGATATTGCCTTGCGACGATATATCCCCTCCGGCCGTGATGTTACCGTCCGATGTGACACTCTCCTTTGACCTTATGTTATTCGTCGCCACAATCCTTCCGTCGGAGATGGAGACAGACTTACTCCCGGTCGAAAGGTTTATACCCTTAGCCCTGATTACATTCGCTCCATCGATGTCTCCCTCCATCGTTATATCCCGGACTCCCGACAGACTTCCGGACACATCGTTCGATCCGTCAAACGGATTTCCCCAAATCGTCCGGATATTTTTAAGCCTGTCGGCGGCGATGGAATCGTTATCCGTCAAGGCGACAGACGGGGTCACCACGGTCAGCTTGCTCACGCCGACTGCCGGCATGGGAGACAACGATATACTATCCACACAGTTCTCGCAAGTCCCGTTCAAAGCCCCGTATGTGTTATAGACGAATATGGAGCAGGTCTGGTAATCGGTCTTGGCCGAAACCCAAAAGCACACGTGTCCCCCGTACAAGAACACCTTCACGTCACCCAAATCGTCACCGAAATGCGTACCGGCCGTAGCCGTAAACTCGACATCGTTCGGGGCATAATTATACGCCTGTACGATCGTATTGATAATTCGTCGGCTATAATATCCATTTCCGATCAGATGCAACGTCAACATAGCCGCCTCGGCCTCTTCGACTTTCGTGCGAATCAACCACCCGTTTCCGGTGGCTGTCTCATACATGCCGCCCCTCTTATACAGGAAAGCCCCGTTGTCAAGTCCGTTCAACTTTTTCGCATTGTCCGATTCGACCGCACGTCCGACTGTCAGCCCCGTATATGTACCGCTCACGTTGTTTATCTCGGCCAGCGAATAGGTAGGCTTGTTCGGCTGCTGCACCCAATCGTACAGGGTTATGCCTTTGGTGACAACGATATTACCACCCGTTTTGCTGATCGCCGTCACCACATTGCCTGTACCTATCGTAGATGCGCCGGCGTTGGCGAGTTTCCAAATCTCGTTGATGGTGTAGGCGTTGAAGGTATCGGTAAGGGTGGCGTTGTCGAATGCGCCGCCCAGATCGTCGAACCCATACACGAGCTTGATGAGCCCTCCTTCACCACCGCCACCCCCTTCCCCACGCCATACACCAAGAGCGGATATTCCACCCTGTGAATACACATTAAATTTCGAGTATATCGTATTTTCCAACTCTGTGTCGAATTTCCACATATCGTTAATACGGGCAAATCCTTCCTGCATTTGTTTTACAGTCCGTTGATACGATTGTTGCAGGGAAGCCGTCATATCATTGATGGCAGAAATCAAGTCGATATTCTTATTGGCAGATGCAACCTCTTCTTTCAGTTCTTGCGTATTCCCTTTTATTAGGTTGTTCCCGATGGTAATAGTCTGTTCGCAAGGATAGTCGAGTTTGGTTGTAAGGCTTATAACACGAGTAACATATGAATATCCTGCGTTTATGTATTCGACTTTTCTTCCTATGGATAAATCAGGATTGTTTTCATCGAACACCACAGGATTAGATGAAAACTGGTAGTTGTTTTGGTCGGAAGAAAGCCGTTCTATTTCTTCGTTCATAGCTGTTTCCAGCCGTATGTACGCCGAATCTGTATATTCTTCCGGCATTTTGACGTTGAATAGGATAATATCGTCATTTTCCGACGGTATAAGTCCCGTAATAGCAGGGATAATATAGTTACCTTCTTCCTCTTTATATTTAATCTCGAAATCTCCTTTTTTGACTTCGAAGCTTATGCCATCATCACTCGTTATTGTTTTACTCTCATCATGGTATATAAGCTCAAATTCCATACCTTGCAAAGCCCCCGATTGGAAATGTACCGAAGGTTCCTTATTTGGTATACGCATACCATTCGGATTTTTTTCTTCGTCATAAGGGGAATTGTCGAAGTTAAATTCCGGTATTTGAAAATACCATATCGCATATTGGTCGTATATAGGGTCTCCATTTTCATCTGTGCCTATCTGTATTTTATCATTCGTTTCCGAATCTATACGCCACATAAGGCGGAATCTGACATCTGATATGGAGAGTTCCGATGAAGGGTATATATCATCGAACAGGAGGATTTTGCTAAATATCTCTCCCTGTTGAAGGTTTGGCCTTATATCTTTATATCCGTTCGGATATTTTTTAGGGTCAAGAGTCAGCCGTTTGTTGACCAAATTGTTGACATTAGCACCTTTGTATTCCTGTACGATGTTTCGAGTTGACCCGAATGCGTAAAATCGGGTATAATACCCATCTTTTCCCTCCGTAACCGAAGGTGTATTGATGTTTTCACCAACTTCGAGAGAAACAACAGCTCCATGTTCGGATTTCGACAGATGAATAATCATGGAATCTTTCTCAACCCACCATTCTGTCTCAAACGCAGAGGCTATACTGTTCAAGGCAGACAATATGTCGATTGATTGGAAAGACAAAGAAGTGGAAGCGTTAAGAGAAGAATCGACGGCGTAAGTCCATGTATCCCCGGTTTCGTTCTCGATAGCCTTACAAATAACACTCATGAAATTGGCCGGGTTATCGGTAAGAGACCAATCCGGCTCCCGATTCGTTATCTCGTTATTCTCATCGTAAGAATACATGAAAAAAGGCACTTTACCCCATGATATAAATTTCGAATGAAATTGTGGTTTGTATTGAAATTCGACCTCGTTCTTTTGTTTTGGATTATATGGATCCAAAAGAGAATATTTCTCACCATCGAGTATAATATAAGCCCCTACCGGAATCTCTTCATTTTGGTCCGAGTTCCACGACAATTCTACATAATCGGATTTCATCAATTCCTCTACATGAACACATTCTTCTGTTATAGGAACTGATAAAATATTCTCTCCTTGTATGTTTTTAATGTCTATCATGATGGTTTCGTATATCTTCATACGATTTCAGTCAAAGATAATAAAAGTGTATGAAAAACATGTACTTTTTTATGAATTTCTATCTGCTGGATTATATTCGACAAGTTTTAGAGAAAATCGTGCTATTCCTCTCATGAATTGCGTAAATTGATTGCATGAAATATAGATTGTTTTGTAAGTAATATTTGGTTGATACTTTGTTTTTATATTTATTATGCCTGTTGCCAATTCTTCACAAAAGTTGTTGTATCTTGAAAAGAATTCTTCTTCCGTTTTTGCCGTCAGGTTAAAAGTTAAAGTGATATTTCGTTCATCGATTTTAGGATTAGAGGACAGGACTCGTTTGCCATGTTCTAATCGAGACTTGTTTTCGATGAACTCTTTTAAAGGTGACGGTGTCATTAAGGAGGAAAGAGATGATGTATCCATACTTATACCCCAAGTTGTATAGCAGTCTTTCCCATTTATGTAAAACTCTCCCGATGCCATTTTATTTAAGTATAACTGAAGTTTTGTCTTTATTGATTTCTACAGGACAATTTCGTATGTTTATAAGTCTAATAACTGCGTAATTACGGGCAACTATTATAGCTCTGGCTCCATGCATGAGTATAACTTTGTGAACTCTAGTATTATCGTCAAATACTAGTTCCGCATTGGTATTGCCTATTAAAGCAATATTGGTATCATTACTTCTTTTTACATTTTTAGTGTCGACAAACACGCAATAATTAGCAATATCATTACTCATCTCACGGAACGTTTCAATAGGAGGGAAGTTGTTCTTTTCACAAAACTCTATGCCTTGTGGTGTAAAGAACAACCATACTAGAGTTTTCCAGTCACCAACACCATAAGACTTATTACAAGCTCCTTTTTGTAAAGCAGCCATCATTATTTCTTTTACTGTATTCATATCTATAAATCTTTAGTATTCCTATTGACTTGTGCTATATCGGATTTTATATCAATTAATAATTTCGTATATTTTGCAATGTCTTCTAAGTAGCTATTTGTAATCACATGTTGATTAAGAATGTTATTTAGTATAGAATTGCTATTAGTTGATACAGATAAAAGAGAATTTAGAGAGATTACGGCTGAAATCATTTGGTTTTTGATTTCTTCACCAGAAAGCTGCAACGCTGTAAACCGGCCGTTTAATTCCGTTGCTGTATCTTGTGACATGGTTTCAAAACCTCCGGCTGTCGACTTTTGTTCGGTGGTAGAACTTTCTCCCATGAGACTATCAGCCCAACCGAATTGAGCATCTATTTCTTGTTGAAGCTGTTCAGCCATGTTGTTAATGTAATCTTGTTCCCATTGAGAAAGCACGTTGTCGGCATAAAATTGTTGCAACTTAGTGCGTATTTCCTCCATTTTATTTGAGGATTTAATTGCTGCCTTAATGCTCTCTGTTACCATTTGTTGCATCATCTGCTTTACAACATCTTTTGCAGATTTAGCCCTATTCTCGCCAGAAGCCCATGCATCTGCATAAGCTTCTGCAAAGTTGTCAATAGCACTTTTTAGGTCTTCACCAAATATGACATCAATAGCTTTTTCTTTGTTATCAGAAATGAGATTGTTTATTTCGTCAATTTGATTTTCCCATTCTTTTATTCTGTCGCTATCTGTATTCTTTTTATCTTGTTCTTCTTTAATTTGATTTTGAATAAGTACTTTTTGTTGTTCTAGCAATTTATTTTGGTCTTCAATCAAGCTGGAAGCACTCTTTCCGTAAGCAGTTTCAATGGACTTGCCTAACTTTTCATACGAACGGTCAAGTGTATCTACCTGATCTTGTAATTTCTGAATCCGTTTTTCATTTTTTGCGTCGTGGATTTTTGCGATAGAGGAAGCAAGAGAGGAGACAAGACCGATGGCAGCACCAGCAGCAGAACCTATCGGTCCAAATATAGCACCTGCCTCTGCTCCTTGCATAGCTGAATTGAGGCCGTCCATAGCCACATTGATACCTTCGGCAATGCCTGACAGTGTATCAGATCCGAAAGCCTCTCCGAGATTTGAAAATGTGTCGGAAAGGAATTGGGCCACACTTAATACCTCACTCAATCCACTTCTTATTTCTTCAAGTCCATCTTGCAATTTTTTTGTGTTTGAACCGGCATCGAATACTTTTTTAAGACCATTAGCTAGTTTGTTAAACCCCGTTTCAGATTGATCTGCGGAATTACGGACATTATCTATACCTTTTCTAATTCGTTCTAATTCTTCGGGAGATTTACGCAATGTGTCGAAGCTCTCTTTTGTCATACCAAATTCAAGACCTTTGTTTTCGTCCCATTCGCCTGATTGCAAGAATTGGAATGCCCGTTCAGCGTCATTAGCAATGAGACGCATGTCTGCAACTGTGTGTTGACGCATATCGTCAAACAATTTACTTATGGCAGACGTAGATTTATTCGCCTCTATATCCAAATCAGAGAGTGACTTTTTTGTTTCTTCGTCAATAGCCTTCTGTTCCCATTCGTTTTTGCCTACCTTACGAGCTTCGCCTTGCGCAATAATAGCATTACGCTTTTCATAATAGTTTCCGTAAGCGGCAAGATAATCGTTCATTGCGTTAATTTCATCATCGAGAATTTCTTTGGTCTGTTTATTCTTATTCTTTTCATTTAACCTATTTGCGGTATCAATATCTTCCTGTTGTTCAGTTGTTAGTCCATTCTCATTAAGCTTGGAGGGTTCAATCTTAGCTACTTTGTTTAACTCGGCCAGCTCTTTCTCTTTCTTTTTAATTTCTTTTTTCTGTTCTTCATAATAGTAGTTAATATGCTTCAATTTCTTATCTTTACCTTCTTCCCAGAGGGAGATTTCTTTCTCTTGATTTTTTTTACGAAGCTCAAGAAGTTCATCAACAAGTTTCTGCTCGGCCTCTTTTTGCTCTTTTGCTTGCTTATCTTCAGCCGCTTTATCAGATTTGGTTTTAGGCAGCTTTGCACGGAGTGCGTCAATTCGTGATTGTAACGCATTGTATTCCTTGCTTCCGCTTACAGTTTCTCCCTGCTCTTTCTCTAATTTTGAGATTTGTGTTTTGACTTCATTGATTACTCTCAAATCTTTCTCACGTTCAAGTATAGTGTCTTGAAGCGACTTGATATAAGCCTCTTGTTGATCCACTGCTTCTTTTGTTCCGCTGCCGTCTGCAAGGGCCTTTTTTAATGATGCAAGTGAGGTTTCAGCCTTCTTGATTTCTTCTTCAAGTTGGGAGATGGATTTACCTTCTGTTGTAAAAATATTTTCAGTAGGTGAATCAAATGAGGGTTCGGGAATGAAATATTTGTTTCTGTATTCTTCTAAATTTTTATTTCTTATTTCAGCTTGTCGCCTTATTTCAAATAGAAGTGTATTTGCACTTTCTCCCCATCCAGTAGATACATCATTAAAAATCCTTTGAATTTCTGTCGGTATATCTCGACCGCTATCCAGCCAGTTTAACCAATTTCGGTAGACTTTTAATCCAGATTCATCTCCATATTTTTTTGTAAATGCGTCATATACTTTTGTTAAGTTTTTTTCTCTGACGCTATTGTATATATCTTCTTCTTGTTTGGCAAAATTGGTATAATTTTGTGCGGCCATAGATTTACGTATGGCTTTTTCTAATTTTTCATATTGTCCAGCAAGAGACCCTGTTTTATCAATTTCTTCATCAATGCCAGAAAGGTACTTTGAATAGCCATTTACTATTTTTTCTTTTATAGCATACCATTCGTCAGACCATTTTTTAGCCTCCGTAAGTTGCCTATTAAGTTCCCTTAATGTGGACATTTCATTTAATGCAGCCACTTCGGTTTTACCAAATTCATCGTTCAGCCTTTCCTGTGCCTTTTCTGCTTCTGTTTGATAAGTGACTAATTTATAAACACCTAAACCTAGTGCTGCTACTGCCGCTGCTACTGCGACATATGGGTTGGCAAGTAAAGTCTTGTTCAGTGCAGCTTGCGCAACTTGCAATAATTTCGTGCGAGTAGCAGCCAAAGCTTCTGCATTTGATAATGTTATTCCTGAAGCTGCTGCAAGACTTTGATTCAATGCGGACTGAGCTAATACGGCGGAATATACTTTTTGTAAAGCTGTTATAGTAATCAATGCAGCTTTATACGCTCCGTATGTTCCGACGATTTCAAGCAAGGTTTTTCCGACAGTTTCATAGTTTCCTATCAAATAAGAGACTCCGGATAATGCATCATTGATGATACCTTCATTCGCTTTGCCGATGTCGTTTAACATAATAAAGAAACTGTCTTTTATGTTAGAAATCTGTCCGGTGATGGTTTTGCTCTGCGCTTCCATCAGTCCACCGAATTTGCCTCCCTCGTTTGTCAGGCTTTCAATGACTTTCTGCACTTCTGGGAAACCTACCCGTCCTGCTTCGATCAATCCTTGTACTTCGCTTTTAGCCACACCGAGTTGTTTGGCAAGCTCGTCAATCATAGGAATACCACGGGTTGTGAATTGAATGAGGTCTCTTGTATAAAGTCGACCTTGTGTCATCGTTGTTCCATAGACATAAATCAAATCGCCCAACGGTATGCTCAGTCCGGCTGCAATGTCGCCAAGTCTGATAAGGGTCTGATTCACGTCCTCCGCAGCAAAGCCGTAAGCCAATAATTGACGAGCTCCATCGGCAACATCTCGTAGTTCGAATGGGGTTTTGACAGCTGTTTCTATGAGCTGAGCCATAAGGACGTTTGCCTTTTCACCACTTCCAAGCATAGTGGTAAAAGCGACCTCTAATTGTTGAATTTCACCTCTTGCTTGTATAATATTTTGGATAAGTTCTTTTGCTGTAAATCCAGCACCAAAAGCAGCAGCTGCTTTCGTCATTTTGTTGAACATATCTTCTATGCCCAATCCATTTTTTTCTATTTCCTTAGAAGTATTGGTTACTCCGGTTTCTACTTCTCGTAGTTTACGAAGAAAATTAGAATTGTCGCCTGTTATATCAAAATGAAGTCCGGCCATGAGTCTTTTCGATTAAAGGGGGTAGATGTAACATCACATCATTTGCAAATATACAAAAGTGTATGAAATTCATATACTTTTGATAAAATAGAATAGAGTTAATAAAGTTTAACTAATGTGTGAGTATAAATATTTTAATAAATGATTATTGTATTATACTTTTGACGAAACAATCTTAACAGCATAAGATATGGATTTCAAAGATACAATTCAACAGATTGTAGAGAAAATTGCTAAACAGAAGGATAGCATAGCAACGGAAGAAGCGACAAAAAACTCTTTTGTAATGCCTGTGATAGCAGCATTGGGATATGATGTATTCAATCCCTTTGAGGTTGTACCGGAAATGGATTGTGACTTAGTTAAGAGGAAAGGCGAAAAAATAGACTATGCCATAATGAAGGACGAAAATCCTATACTACTTATAGAATGCAAGCATTGTAAACAAAACTTGAATTTACATGACACTCAGTTACAAAGATATTTTGTCGCTTCGAAGGCTAGGTTTGGGGTCTTGACGAATGGAATAGAATATCGCTTTTATACAGATTTAGAAAAGGTGAACATAATGGACGAAAAGCCGTTCCTTGTGGTGAATATGCTCGATTTATCGGACAACGATATTGAGCAACTAAAAAAGTTTCATAAGTCTTATTATAATGAGCAAGATATATTGAGCACGGCACAAGAGTTACAAATCACCATTCAGATAAAAGACCTGCTTACAAAGAACTTTCAAGATCCGGGAGAGGAGTTTACTCGTTATTTCGTAAGATGTCTGAATGACTGGAAGTCTACCGCAAAACAAATTGAGCTATACAAACCGATATTAAAGAAGTCCATTGCTTCGGTGATTAACGATATTATATCCGACCGTTTGAATGTGGCTATGAAGAATGAGAATAAGGATGAAAAACAAATGCCACAGGAGGTTGAGAATGAAAATCAACAGCCGAACGAAATGAATGAAGAAAAACTTCCTGATGGTGTAGTATTTCAAGACCGAGAAAAAGGTATAGTTACTACACAAGAGGAGATAGATGCCTATAATATCGTGCGCAGTATATTGAGGCAGTATGTAGATGTATCTCGTATTCAATATAACGACTACAAGACTTATTTTTCCGTGAACATAGATGGTAGTACATGGTGGTGGATTTGCCGCATTTATATAGGGAAACGGAGTAAAAAAATATGCTTGCCAAAGGATAACTACAAGACGAATGAATGGATTGACATCGAGACTATCGATGATATTTTTAATTATGCCGATGGTCTTAAAGAGGGTCTTGATTTGGCATTGAAAGAGGCGAATTATTGGCTTGCAAAGAAAAATGAATTAGAAAAATGACAAACGTAACTAATACAAATTTTAGAATTATGAGAAAGTTTTTGCTAATCATAGTTTGTGCTTTATCCATTACATCTTGCTCAGATAATGATCCTGAGATATTATCAGTAATGATTAATGTAAAATGTGATAATAAAATTGCATCTCCTTCTTTGGTTCGCTTATATGAATATGAAACAGCAAGAGACTTTGATGACAGCTATATGTCTACAATGGAGTACGGCGATTCTCAAGTTTTAAGAGATAAGTTGGGTAATGAGTTGACTCCCGCATATACATCTGACACGTTTTCTGGAATAAATATTTTTGAGGACATAAAAACAGGGGTATATTTGGCTGTAATACTTTATAAACCTGACGGCTTTACATGGCCGATGTTTTATTTTTATGGATATAAAGTAATTAATGTTGACGAGGATAATAACGCACTTTTACATAATATATGTTTTTCTTATAGTGAATACGACCGAGGTAAATTCATTGAGTTTTAGTCCCACTTCATTCCTTTTATTTTATCCATATTTTTAGGATCGTCCCCGTTTATAAATGTTCGGTCCGTAGATATATGATATTTTTTTATCTCATCGTCAGTAAGGTATATAGATGTTATGTAATCATTAAGTAACATATGCAGGTTGGCATAACTAATACCCCATACAACATAGTCCATAGTCCAGCCATAGCGTTCGCAGGCTATATCTATCAAAGTACCATAAATACTTTTACCTCCAAAGGTTATAGTGTTACACTTCTTTTTCTTGATTCTTGATATTTTTTCTTGTTCTTTTTTCTCAATATCAATCTTAAAGTGTTGAATAAACTGGTCAATGTTATCCTTTGATAACACTATTATGAATAGTTGAGCAAGTTCTTCATTCGATAGGTTGTCTTCAAATAGCTTTCGTCTTTCATTTATTAGGTGGCTATTGAATAATTCTTCCTTTTTATCGAATGTATGGTAAGACAATATTTTGCATATAATATCTCTTTTGGAATCGCATAATCGTAATGCTTCCATATATGGATTTAGAGAAAGGAAGTCTTTATTTATTTCTAAATTTTCGGTAAGACGTGATAAAAGGTATATTTTACCCAATGTGGCAGGGTATAAGTAGAATTGCATTTCTCCTATATGGAACTCATAAGGTCTTTCCATGATAGTATCTGCAATATCCATTTCTATTATTTTCCCTTCTTTGTCCATGCAAAATAAATTATATTGAGCGCAACTGTGGGGTCGAACCACAACTTTATACATGGAGTGTATATGTGCTACCGTTACACTAGATACGCAGAACACGTGGGTACGAAGCCCCCACGTTTGGCTCTATATACCTATTGAATTATCCTCCAACACTTGGATTAGGAGCTACTTCGAATTTATCACCTTCTCCCGACTCTTCTTCAGGATCGCATTCAATTTTACTGATGTTTCCACTGGATTCCGTCACGATGATTTTACCCCACTGAATTTGTTTTTTATCGGCGGCTGCTTTCAAAGCATCAAAAGTGTATGCCCAAACACCACCGTCAGCAGAAGTAAAGGTGTCTTCGACGGAAACTGTCGTTTTCTCCATACAGAAGCCTTGAACTTCTGGGTCTTCCGGTTGAACAACAACGGCATAATTGTGTGCAACAACACCATCGCTATCACTTACAGGACGCTTACGTCCTTTTGCGGCACGAATGTTCAATGCCAAAGCATAGGTATTCTTTCCATACTTTACATCTTCATTTTCGCCTCCTTCGATTTTTGCTTCTTGTTTATCTCCTTTTGTCGTTGTCAACTGTGTAGAATCTTCCACAGGGGTAGGTAATTCCTCCCATTTAGGAGCAGAAGCATCCAAATCTTTTATAAATACACGGGGCTTACCCCATCCTATTACTGCCATGATATACCTAATTTATATTAAAAATTTATTCGTTATTTATCTCTATGTACAGTTTGTTATTAATGAAATGCTCTGTATGTCCGTCTTCAAATGAAACTCCTGTTGAATCAGTTTTTTGACTGCATTGTGATGGAACCGTATGATATTCGTCTTTTCGTATAGAGAATAAAAACTTCGATAGTTCGCATAATTCACAAATTCGGATTGAATCTTTTTCCCATGTTTTGATTTCAGAGTCCCATAAGTCTTTGACATATATATTGACATTCACATAGGCTCGTTGTATTTGCCCGCAACCTTCATTTGCAAGAACAGATATGACTATATCTTCTTTATCAGATTTGTTGGGCCTTCCTCTGTCACTCAATTTACCGGAGACATTACGTTCGAGTTCTGTACCTTTAATTTTGTGATAAACGAACTTAGCTATTTCAATATCGGATTTCATTATTTCGCAATCTGTCTTTTAAGTTTTTCAAGCATCAATGGAACTTGTTCTTTTGCCCAAAGTTCGGTTGATGCAAGTACGTCTTTATTATCCATCGCTTCTACAAACTCAGCATAGTTCATTCCGGCGACTACGATAAGTACATAGTTGTTGGAATATCTTTTAGCAAGTTCTTCCGCTAAGTCTTTGCCTGTTTTTACACCTTCTGAACCTTGCTTCACTTGGTTGAAAGTTGAGTATTGAATGATGTTCTTATTATGAGCAATCACATATCCAACCGAACTACGCAAGTTGCCTGTTTGGTCGTACCAACTTTTATCACCTGCTCTATCACGAATTTTTGTAACGCATTGTTCGCCAAGTTTGGATAAAGCACGAATAGTAAGACGCTCGACACGCTCTGCTTCTCTCATGAGCATGTCATGCACTTCGCTTAGCTTGGTGGTCATTCTTATACCCATAGTTTACATTGTTTCTGGTAGCGATGGAAACCTTTCACACTAAACTCCCTTTCAATTCCTTCAAGCAGATGTATCTTAATCCTGTCACCTATCATGAATGTTCGACAATTTGCACGTAGATAAACTGTATATGAATAGCTTCTTACAATACCATCGTCAAACTCTTTTTCAGAGGCTTTACCAGCAGGAACTGCGTCGCATTCAATACAGCCTTCCCAGTTAGTTTCTCCTTCATGATAATCACCATTGCTATCCTCGTAACCATTTTTTGATACGAGGTACTGCAATCTGTGTGGATATAGTCTTATTACTGACATATTACAAAAGGCAGTCACCTATATATACCATTGGCTTTGCCTCCAACTCTACCGAAGGTTCACCAATGGCATTATAGATTGAGTTAACACGTAACAGAATACGTTCTTTGTCTTTATCTGATAAAGAACCGAAAGACTTGTCTGCTTCAGAAAAATTGATAGCCTGAACTAAAGACCAAAGACAATCAGCCAAAGCTCCCATATACTCCTTTGAGTTCATTGTATCTGAATCGCAATCACCAACTGGATTGAGTTTGCGTTTTATCATCACATTCTCTACAAAACCTTCTGGGATAGGGTAATGTATTTCGTCTATAAGAGCTTGCTTAATTGTCTTCATGGTTTAACTATCTCCATTTGTTGTTTTATATGATTCAACAGCTTTTTTGAGCTTAGCTTCATCGGCATCATTCAATTTGTTTACAGCAGCAATTAACTTATCGTCTGAAATAGTCGTCGATAAGTTTTTACCGGTTATTTTATTGAACTCTGCGACGAAGTTTGCTTTTATGTAAGCTTGTCCCCAAATGGTGATGTTCTTATCGGTAGAATCTTTTCCCTCTTCGGTAGTGTCAATCGTTTGAGCCTCTGAGATGTCAAGGGAGTAGATTTGGTCTACGTTTTCAATAACAGGGAGAACTAATGCTTGACCACTTGTAAATTCCTGCAAAGGATCATTTTTAGAATACTTGCTGATAAGTTTGTATTCATCTACCGTGGAATAAATTACTCCTGCTACGGGATTAGTAACTTCTGCAAGTGTGCCCCAAACCAATGCGCCAACTTCTTGTGTAGTAAGGAATATTAGTTTGTTCGCATTCCACGGTTTGTACGGAATGCGTTTACCATTTTTCTCAGAAATGACTGTACGGTCAATCTTTAAGAATGTAATTCCGTTGTTGTCATCGGCAAATGCTTCGTCAAACAATGTAGCAGTAGGAACAGGTAACTTAGTGTTGCTGTCGAATGTCTGACCTCGATAGTTGGCAACCAATTCTTTTGCCCATTGTTCTTGTCTCATTTTATTGTAAGTCGATAACGAGATTGCTATCGTTGTAATTGAGTTACCATCTGCGTCAGCTTTTGCAATAACACGCTTTATGTCATCAGAAGAAATAGTTCCAGCTGTTTCTACACCAAAGCTATTTTGCGGTAAATAGTTGAAATTTATGCGCAATCCAGTTCCTGTATTGTTTTCATCTTCAACGATTACAACTCCATCAGATAAAGCAGTTAAAAAGTTTGCTTCGTTCTTTTCATCAATACCAACAGAGCAAGCTACCGCATCGTTGGTTAGCTTGTTAGCTATATTAGTGAACGCAGCTCCTTGAGCTTTCATGATGTTGATTGTGTTGATCTGAGTCTCACGAAGAATTTTTTTCATTCCGACCTTTGGCAATGTACCATTTGCGTGAGCAATGGAGTCTCTCATCTTGGGAGGGAGAGGTGAGTCCATTGCTACCATGTCGGCCGCAACATAAGTTGTGTTAACTGATGCACTTTCCCACTTTTGGTCTGCGGAATATTCTTTGCGAAGCATTGTCTTGTGAAGATATGTAAGCTGATTGCCTCGCTTACCATTGATTCTCTCGATGATGGTTTGAAGTTTCGGGAAAATCTTTCTGATGTATTCAATAAATAGTGATTCTTTCATTTTTTACCTCCTTTCTACATTAATCGTGTAAGAATACAAGAGTTGGCAATGCCGTTTTCATAGCCGCTTTTATGTCGTCTATGGGGTATGGACTCGCCAAATCATTGACTTCGCCACTATACATAATACCAACCAATGGTTCACTAGTTGGTTTTGTACATACAACTACTCCTACATATTCATGAGAACCGGGAAGTGAGTCGTATCCATCGCCAGATGATTTTACGGGCATAGGTTTGTACGTGTCTGTTGACGGATCACGAATAACAACGTGTCCGGCTTTAATAACCGGAAGGTTATAATTTGATACGTCAAGAGTACGACCTCCGATAATGCCAGCTACATAATGCCGGATTACGACAGAATCCATTCCGGCATTGAGAACTTCCATTTCGCTTGATAAATTTGCTGTTGCACCCATTGTTACAATTTCTTTTTTGACTTAGAAAGTGTTGACTAAATCTTCAACTTCTTTGTCGGTTAATACTTCGTCTTGTTTACCCGAACCTTTACTTCCGGCAGCAGGAGGGGTTGCCAATGTTGCCAAACCTGCATCTGCACGCTCTTGATTGTAATTCTTCAGGTCTTCCTCAACATCTGAATAGAACTCCTCGAAATCGTCGTCACTTTCAAAGTTCATCTTAGAGAAGCTTTTCAAGGTACGTGAACCGAATGTTCCAGTGTCTTTCAGCAGGGCTTCAAGTTTGGCTTTACGCAAGTTAGAAACTTTTTCACCTTCCAATGCTGCAAAACGGGCTTCCTGTTGCTCTCTGAAAGACTTAAACCATGCGGGTTCTTCGTCTTGTTCATTTCCTTTGTTGTTGGGATTTTTCTTGTTTGAACCAGCTGGACGAGAGCCGCCTTTTGACGTGTCATCGTCAACGTCGTCATCATCATCTTCTTCTGATTCGGGGTGTTTTTTCTTCCATTCGTCAAGCAAACGGTTGGCTTGCGACTGGCCGAAAGTGAGGTAAGGGAGAACCGCTTCTATCTGCTCGTCGATTTCTGCGTTTACATCCTCTTCTGAGGCATCTTCTGCGGATTTCAGGTTATCGGCAATCTTGGCGGCGATACCCTTCAATTCCTTTGCGTTGAACCCTAACGCCTTCGCTTTAAGTTTCAACCTTACGAAAACTTGCTGTTGTCTGTTCATTTCATTTAAGTTTAAACAAAAAAAATAGTCTGCGTAGCAATGTAGCCAGCAGACTATTCGCATCTTCTTTCAGATGTGCCTCCGCATAAACGGACAAACAGGTGTTTACGACAAGTCGGGTGGCGTACATCTTCATACGCTTTTTGCAAATATACAGTAAAGTATATGAATTTCATACACTTTTCAATAAAATATTGATCGAGTTTTATTTTTTTTAAGAAAAGAGGATAATAAAAATAAGACAAAGTAATACAAAAACAAGATGGCTGGGAATGAGAGATTTATCATCAAGTAACCAAAGGCGAGTGGAAGTGAATTTGCGTTATTATCCAGTTATTCTATTGAGAATGGCAAAGATTGCTTCGTCAGTGAATCTGAAAATTGCGTGTGAGGTTGCAGATTAGATACTATATAAGGCATTCATCACTCATTGAAAGATAATCATTTTCAGTTAGAATAATACTGTCTAATAATTTTATATCGAACAATTTCAATATATTTTTAAGGGAGTTAGTCATTTTTATATCCTCATTACTAGGGTTTTTGTTACCGCTTGGGTGATTATGAACGAATATGACACCAGCAGAGAGAGTCTCAATAGCATATTTGGCAATCAATCTTTTGTCAACTGGTGTTCCGCATATTCCTCCTTGAGAGATTTTAGCATACCCGGTTATATTGCAGGCTTTGTTCATCAATATAATGAATGCACTTTCGTAAATAAGAATATCTTCGTGATAGAACTTTCTTGCGAAATTAGCAGAGTCTATAGAAGAATAAACTTTGACAACTTCAAAATCTTGTTTTTTTGCTGTTATGCTGTATTCTACTGCTTTCTTTTTCATTGTTCTTATATATAAATAGTTATGCTATTTCGAATTTGTAGTTAGGATTGTTTGCTTTCATCGATTTTATGTTTAAAGATGAGTATATAAGCCTGTCACTTGTGTAAACACTTCTTGCAACTGTTCAGCATAAATATCACTCGAAAAGAAGACCTCTTTGGCCTCGGAAAAAGAAAAAGTCTTTTTGTTTAATTTCGGGGATTTGATGAATCTCATAGAATAAGTATCCTTACCTTCTTCATAAGTAATAATTAATTTATCTGCGCCAGATTTATTTTTGCTCAATTTAATAACCTGCTCTAGGTCACCAGATTCATTCTCCATGTAACCAGTAAATTTTGATCCTGTCATAACTACAAATCTATGTCTGCCAAGTTGTTCGTATAAGGCTAACATTATTTCTTTTATTTGTTCTTCTGAATGTTTCATTGCTCTTTGTCTTTTAATTGTTAGTAATATTGGTTTATTTTAGTATTGTAAAGATACTCATTATCAGTGAGTTAACCAAATATTTACAGCCTTATTTTGCTCATAATCAGGAGTTTAACTTTTGGTAACTTGGATATTGTAATATCAAAAACGCCGACTTTCACAAGCCGGCGTACATAAGAGCAATGAAAACTGCAATTATTAATAAATAATAAGACAGTCTTCGATGCAAAGATAGAGGTTTATAGCGATCATAAAAAGTCTTTTAGTAATTCTTCGTCACTAATAAAATCATAGTCAAATGGATAAAATGTATTAGCAAGTGCATCCATATAGTCTGGCGAACGTTTGATACGTTTCTTGATTTCTTCTTTCGGTTCAATTATAATCCGTCCATCGCTTTGGAACTTCCAGTGTGTTTCGGTTGCTTCCTCCATGAGTTTATCACAAGGGGGAATAGCCGCCCCAAAACCGTTCTTAGGGTTAAGCCAATCACGTAAAGACCAATAGCAGTAAGCTCGCATATTGGCAAATTCATATTGTCCGGTAAGGTCATGCAAGCCTTTTGCACTCTCGGAATACTTGCAAGAATAAACATTCCTATATCCGAGTTCTTCCAGTCGAGAATATACTCCAGCTCCTTCTCCTATTGTATCGATGTACGCTTTGGATTTTTTGTCAGAAAGATATATGATGTGCATTCCTGCGACATGCATGTGATCCGCTTTTCCAGCAGATTGGTGAATTTCAAATTTAGGGACATAGTTTCCGTATCGAGGGCAAAGTACACTTTCATCTCGACCCATACCAGCAACATCAGAACCAATCTTACATGATTTAGACGGTGTAAAACCTTCTTCTTGTAAACGATTCCAATTATCATTTGCAAGCTCTATCCATTCATACGGAATAAGTACATCTTCGGAGACTTTTGGAAACATACCAAGTACCTTGACACGAAAAAGGTCATTAGGTCGGTATAGACCACCTTCCCACTTAAAATCACCTTCTCCTTCATTAAAATCTGCCTTCTGAATGGGAGAACACCAATTTATCACTTTATCTTTTACCCATTCATAATCTACTTGACCGGGAATAACTAATTTCCTTTTGACTACATTCTCTGCATTGAGTGAGTTTAAACGGAATTTCGCAAATCGATTGGATTTCATGGCTCGTGCGGCATAACCCGTAGTTATGTTAGGATTAAACACGATGAGTAAACGGGAATTTCCCTGTAAGTTACCTTCAATAGCATTATATGTTGCTTCTGAAATACCCGATGCTTCAGTAACGACGAACATTGTATTCACAGCGTGGAACCCAGACCATGCTTCAGTATTGTCATCACCAGCCTTAAACCCCGTCAGGAACCATTCTTCATAATCAGTCTTTATACCCGAAGACAACAATCTTCCCGGAAGAAAAACTGCATTTCTGTACAAGCGTGAGATTTCCGGGATCATAATATTCTGTACCTGCCTTGCTGTTGGTGCAGTCATGGCAATTTTTGTATTCTTGGATAATTTGCCATCTTTCCAACGTGGAGTGAGGTACATAAAACACATAGCAGCACATGCTGCAACGAAGTCCTTACCACGAGCTGTACCTGATGCAACAGCTGTCATAGGATTGTGCTGGACAGAGGATATGATAGATTGCTGCTCGCTGTCTAAACGAACCTTCAAAACATCACGGCAAAACCTATTCCAGTCTTCTATCCATGACTTTAAGTAGCGTATGTCCTTGCGTACATGGCTCATTCCTCATCATCAGGCAATTCTTGCATCAGTTTCTCAAATGGATTGACATTCACGTTTTGCTCAACGCTTTCCACATAGCCACGTTTTTTGCCTTTTGTCTTGAGATGGAATATGATGGCCGTAAGGTTGCCTGCGTTAATCTGTTCAAGCAATTTGCTTTCAGAAAAATCGATTAAACTCTCATCAACATCTGACAGTAGTTGATTCAATTTAGGGTACTTTTTACGCCATGCGGTAAATGTGTTTCGGTCTATGCCGAGAGAAGTACACGTAGATGATATATTACCAGCTTTCTTAGTATAAACCTCAGCGACCTTTTCATACGGGATTTTCTTGTATCGTGCCATATCACAGTTTTTTAATGTTGAATTTGCTTATTTTCGATAATTCATTATAGGCTAAATCTATAATTTTTGAAAAAGCTATATTGGTAGACTTGATATTGTATTTTTTCTTAACTTCAGATATTAACTTAAGAAAGTTACTTTCATTTTCGCCATCTGCCACTACTACTAAATCACTTTTATCTATGTTTGCATCCAATACATCCAATATTTCTTGAAACCTATTAAAAACATCGCTGTAAAGCATTACTGTAACTGAATATTGTATTATCTCAGGGGAAAAAGAAAGGTTTTCTGTACTTATTTTGCCAATTTCGTCAATATTTACATGAGCAAAATTTTTAAAATCAATATCTTTGATTTCTTCAAACATCTTTTTTAATATCCCCTTATCATCTGTGCCATGCAGTGAATTATGGGATATCTGAATAGCAAGTATCTCATCATTCGTCAAATCTTTCTCATCTGCATATATGACCGGAACTTTTACATAGCTTAATTTCACACATGCCATAAAACGATGATGACCAGATATGATGACAAATGTCCCATCGTTCTTTTTGTAACAAGTAATAGAACTACTTAATCCACTTTTTTGAATATTAGACACAAGTTTATTAAAATCGGCATCACTCATTTTATTTGCGTTGACTTTTGCTGGATTAATATCCTTTATATCTACCAATTCAAATTTCCATTTACTCATTTCGTTGAATTTATATATTTAACATATTTTCTAATTATATCTTCGCATCCGTTGATAGAACCAAGTTGTGTTTCATATATGAGATGATTCCCGTCTCTCCCGACATTGTGAAACAATCCGCGATATTTCATAGAAACAGGGTTGTTTGTATAAACTTTTGTATAACATGAAGAAATATCCTCGACCATTAACCTTGAAAGTTTTCTCTTAACAATGTCACTTTTTATACAAAGTAATATTAGTTTTGCCAAACGGGGAATCTTGTTGTTAGTGCAAAAGTCAGATAAGAGCCAAATGTCATAAGTTCTGTCTTTAGTCCATTCAAATCCAAACCCACCAAGTAGAAAATTATCGTAATAAACAAAGAAACCGTATTTTACAGATTTGGGAATTTTGTGGACTTTTGCAATGTACCTTACTTGAGCAGACCTATATAAAATAGGATGTACTTTTTTTATTACGATTTTCTCCGGGTTGTCAATAAGTAAATTGTCGGGTGGATCAATAAATACAGGTGTTTCTACTATCTGTGGCATTTTAGCCGAAAATTTTTCATTAAATATTGAAGCACTTGAATATAAATACACACCGCCGATATAAGCAACCTTATTAAGATTTAAATATGCATTTCTACTTATAACAGTTAGCGCTGCATTTGACGGAATATTTTCTGTAAGTCCATAATACTGTGTCAGCTTTCTTTGGAATTTCAGTGCATAATCACTGTGCTTTCGGAGTTTGGATACTACATTCCTATTTTTGGAATAATCATCAAACTGAAAAAAAACGCACCCTCCTTCTTCGATTGCATCATTGATAGTACCTAGTCTATAATCTGACTTACGAATAAGAGCTATTATTTTCTCTGCTATGGGTTTGGATTTCGTAATCGTGTTATCAATACATTCTACAATAGCACTCAGATAGCTTATGCAAAAGTCATTATTTTTGAAGTATTTTTGTATCTTGCTAAAAACAAGTAAGCAAGTAAGTTGTTTTTCTTCCGAATTCCCATTAAACGCTTGCAAAAAAGAGGCTTTGCCTTTATACTCTATTTTCAACTGACCTGTTACAATGAGATATACAATATGATTTAATTCATCATTATTGTAAATTACTAGGTCCTTGTATTCTGCAATAGAAAGTTCAAATGAGAATAAGGCTGGATTTACCATTGAAACTCGTTCGGGAGTATTATCTATAAAAGCCTTTTTCATCGCTCCATTGTAGCGTATTGATTTAGCGTTCAATGACTCTTTTATATTAAGTGGGTCACCAAAAAATAATAGAGGGGGAATAGGCTTCGGGTAACTACCACGCAATTTCAACTTTTTCTTAAAACATTCTGTATCACTTATCAGTGAGAACTCATTTTCATAATGAGTAAGAGCATAATCGACAAAACGGTAAGCGAAAAAAATACAAGATACAACTTCATCGATGCAAGTTGTTGCCCAAAATGGACGAAACTCAACAGTCTTCCTTTTAAAATAAGAAGATATATTTACGATATGCCTTATAAATCCTTTGTTAGTAGAATTTTCAAATACACTCCTTAACGCTTCAAAACTGTTTGCATTTTTTACCTTCTCATAGTCTCCAATGGTCGGACTTGGGGTGAATATCGTAAATTTACTATAAGGGCTGACAAAACAAATTTCATCAATATATCTTGCCGTATAATAAAGCAGGTAAAAGATCTTTTTTATTTCCTCCAGTTCCAAATCGCCAATGAAGATATGCACCTGAATCGATAGCTCTCGTGTGATTTTTGCGCCGTTTTTTTTTAGGTCAGAATATAAGTTCGTCAGTTCTAATAGAGTATTATTGGATATGCGTAATGGAGGTGTATTTATTTCGCCACCGAATGGATCATTAAATCTACCCAATGTCCCGTCAGTGTTGTGAATAATTTCATCTTCGCTCCAAGAATACCCTTTTGGCAATACGACTTTTGATTTTTCAACATCTGCCATCTCTATTTCAAGCCCAAATGTCCTTTCCAAGATGTTAATCATAGCTCCAAAGAATTCACATTGTCGTAAGATACACCTTCTAACTCACCACAGAAATCAAAATCTTTTGCACGTTTATCAAAGGGAGAGCAAACAATATCAGCTTTCGTGTCTTTTGCCTCAATAACAAAGCCATTCCCTGTTGCACAAACAATACCTACATGTCCTTTCTTGTAGAGAATCATTCCATTCTTAATAGTTTTCAATTCTGTAACCCTGATAGGATTAACAAGATGTGAAAATATTCCAAGACTATCACCATAGGATGTTTTAGTGGCAATAGACACAAAACCACTGCAATCGACAGCTACTTTCCCTATTTTTTTATTTGAAAGTTCAATTATATCGGGTGAGAATACATCCTTATACATTTCAGACATATGCTTAATATATTCGCTTGTTATGACATTCCCTTTCCCTCCAAATAAATAAACATATCCATGATCTATCATTTTTTTTGCTTCAACGACAACATCATCTCCGTTGATAGGGCTACATTTATACACGAATACTATCCGATTATAGCCGCCAACAGAAGTAGGATAAGCTTCTTTAAATCCAACTTGCTTAAAAGAACGGATGCTTACCCAGTTTGAAGGAGATGCCATAGAGAAAATGAACTTTGTACCAATTGATTTTACAAGCTCATTATGTTTCAAGAGCATAGTCACTTGCCAACCTTGCCCTCTATACTCAGGGGATACAAAGCATTTCTCTATATAGTTTATACCGTATTCATTGGAATAAGACAATGTGTAGGCAGATAAGGTATTATCAACAAATATTCCAATACTGAATCCAGAGTCAATACATTTAGACACAACTCCTTCCCTTGATTTAAAGCATGTATTACAATCGTTTAATGTTTCCTCATAATTTAGGATGCATTCCAAATCTTTTTGAGATAAAATACGAATATGTACATTCCCATCACACTCTTGTGATCCGTACACTTTGTATCTATCTACCTTAACTTTTGAAAGGAACAGTTCAAGTTCTTCTCGACTAGTATAAGGATATTCTTCAAATAAATGGAATGCATCTTGTAAATGATTCGTAAGAGCATCTTCTTTTAGCGGACATTTTAGGCTTTTTAGGATTAATTTGTCTTTAATTGAAGAAATCCACAGAGGATAAACCCGACATTGAATTGGTTTATAACCACCATCACAACAAAATGGCTCCTTTGCGATACATCTAACTTTTTTACCCCCAAAATAATTATCATCTAGTACTTGTAAATGGCTTACACTACCTTTTGCATTTTCATATTCTCCCGGTAGCAAAATAGTAGATCCATTTGATTTAGTAGATCCAAATGAACAACATCCTGTGCTTTTACACGCTTCGATAATACCTTTTTTTTTCATATAACAGAGTTGTATATAACTTCATATACATTATGTAAGCTACTTGCAAGAACACTTATGCAATTCTTCGGCTTCTTTCAGTCGTGTCAGATAGCAATTTCTATTACCCCGTAAACTGCACAAGCTTTAATGTTCTTGCTTTTGCTTATCGCTACTATAAGGGTTGAGCGGAAACAGGGAATCGAACCCCACTCTTTGGCTGGAATGCCAACGCTCTGCCGATGAGCTATTTCCGCAATATGGGCAGCCTGCAAACCGTTTATCAGAATTTTCACTGCCCTTCCTTGTACTTTGGTCGTTATTTCTTATCTCTGAGGTTGAAGTGGGATTCAAACCCACGAATAACGGTTTTGCAGACCGTTGCGTTAATCACTTCGCCATTCAACCAAACCAATGCTGTCAAACCACCGCTTGCTTGGCAAATCTGACAGCATCCCATCAAACGCTATTGATGGTTGGCATTATTTTCAAAACAAACTCGCTTGTTCATAATTGGGCTCTTTCTTCTCAACAACTCCAAATTCTGTGATTTCAATACCAGTATTTTCTGTGATCCATTTTGCCAAAATATGGCGATGGCAGAAATCACCCGGTTTTTCGTAGCAACAAAGAGCAACGTCTTTTCCTCCGCTTAACATTTCAATTTGTTTCACGACTTGGTTCGCATCTTGGCTTGCCAATATTCTGTCGTAAAGTTTTAGGTATTCATCGTGGGAACAAGGTCCACTTACCATATAACGAGTCGGGCAAACATTCAGCATTTGTGGAATACCAGCTATAAATCTGGGTTTTCCGATTGCTACGCAAATCATATTAACTCCCGCCTCTTTCAGTTTTCGGCTATTACCGAAATACGATGTAAAAATCTTCATTTTTTGTTCTTTTTACGGTGTAAATATATAAAAAGTATATGAAATTCATGCACTTTTAGTGCTAAAATTGTCTAAACTACCACGTTTTTATTATTTCTATGACTTTTTCATATTCTCCAGCGTGTAACAATGACGCTTCGGTGTGGAAATTTATATCAGTTAATCGATATTCTATAAGTAAACAGGTATATTCATCACCAATTTTGCGATGGTTTTGATGTTTCTTGGCAAGTGATTCCAATTCTGTACAAGATAGACAGTAGTGATTCTTGCGATTAAGATTCCGCATCTTATTAACATCTTCTTCTTTCAAATCTTCGTATGTCATGGCTTAATCCTCCTCAAATTCGTCTTCATATACAAAAATATGTTTACCACTTCCACAAATCTCGACTTCCCATTTATGCATGTTCGGCCAATATTCGATTAGAATTATGTTTCTATAGCCTTTATATGGCTCTTTCAATGTTGCTGTTCTCATTGCTCATGATTTATGTGATTTGATACTCGTTTCTTTTAGCTTAGCGAAATAATCAATCCGATCTTTGTCTTCATATCGCAATCGCTGGGAACATCTTTCTATGCTGTCTCTCTGTTCTTTACTAAGCATATCTGCGTGTTTAGTCCATTCGATTGAACCGGCAGGAAGAAACTCAAACTTAGGGAAAAATTTTGTTTCATATGAAAACCTCACTATTCTAGCATATTCCCTCAAATCGTTTGTTTCTGGGTCTGTGGAATTAGGAGTCTCAATTGATTCACATACAATTACCATACAAGGATAGTATAGGAACACGATTTTATTTGCTTTCATCGCTATATATTTTATCCGTTATACGTTGATGTTATTTCTTCTGCACGGAGTTCTTTTCTTAACTCACCGTTCCTATATATTCTCACGGCTACTATTCTAACTGTATCGGATAGGAAACGCCCGCAGTCATTAGCTAGCTTAACTTGTAATTGAATAGCTTTTGCTAAATTTTTAGTACGCTTTCTTATGGTTTTCTTGAATCCGAAAACATAATCTTTGGTATCGATTTCGAACTGGTAGGTGTCAGAGTGTAGTATCTGATTCAATTCTGCTGTCATTTGTTGTACTCTATTCATTGCTCTTATTGATTAATTTGTTATTTTTGATATGTAAAGATACAAATAATATATTGAATACCAATGAGTTATGTCTTTTATTTCATGCGCTTAAACTTTGTTTAACTTTTTTGATTTACAGGTATTTAGCAATCAAAATTGACTTGCTTTTCTCCACCTCTTCGCTGGTATCAATTCCGAGTTGTCGATAGAAAACAGAATTACCGGATAGGCATTCATGTGCTATCTTCAATGTTCTACGTTCTTCTTTGGAGAAACCAACTCGAAAAGTAGAGAATATAGCTAATGCTTCTTTCAAATAGCCGGAGTGGAGTAGGGATATAGCTTTACTTGTTTTGGTTTCCATAAGGGTAAATTTCGATGTCTTCAAAATCATCGTTAGTAAGGGCGATTTCTTCTGTGTTTATCATTTCTTCTACTTTCTCATGAGCGGAATCCATGTTTTCTGCTTCTACCTCCACTACCTTCGAGTAGGTTTCGATTATTCTGAATTTGTATTTCATTCTATATTCCCTTTATTTAGTTTTGAATTTTGCAATCCTGCATGATACCCATCAATCCATATCAACAATTCTGTGGGTTTCAGATACCCGCTTATCCTGTGACATGGAATGCCCCCTTCTATTACTCTATCCCCGGTAAATGATTCGTCGTGTATTACGAACGCATAATACCCATAAGAGAATGACGAAGCGGTTAGATGCATTTGATTAGCATGACAGTACTTTTCTAATTGTTTTAATGCTTCTTTTTGTGTCATAACTGATGATTTATAGATTTTCGTTGATTTTCTTTTCTGTCCGTTTAATGAATCGTTTAATCATATCTTCTAACTCATTCCTTAAATCGTCCTTGTCAAGATATGAGCGGAAAGTTTTCGATTGTAAAATATCAATGATAGCATACGATTTTTATCCGTTAGATTTAACAATGATTATTCGTCACTTATTACCCCCATAATTTTACTGCAAGATCATAATTCTTTTGAGCTTCATTTACTGCTTTTTTGGCATAAGTAAGAGTGTAGGAGTGTTCACGTGGATATTTGCCTGACTTTACACCTTCATGATATTCTTTGGCTTCTTCCAGCTTGTGCGCATAAAAGTCAATACTTTCCGGCATAGATAGGTTGATGGTTGTAGCACGCTTGTCCCAGTATTCGGCTTCTCTTTCATGTTCTGTTGCTTTGTCGCTAAATTCAACGCTTTTACCCATGTTTCTCCAAGCATCCGCTATTGCTTTTCTGTGTCGTCTTTCGCTATGATGTCCTATTTTAATAGGTTCTCCAAGTGAAAGAAAATCTCTGTCCTTATTTGACTTTTCGAAATATTCATGACTTTTTTTATTTGCTGATACAGACCATTCACGTCTACGTTCGGCTCTACGTTTTGCCCATTCTTGTACGTTGAATCCGTCAGCTCTTACGATGGAGTAATAATAGAATCCGTCACGCTCAAATATCAGATTAAAAACGATACTTTCATTCTCTTTTCCATACTTGGTTGTAACTAGAATTTCCTCACCTCTTTCATGCTTTTCTTCGCACTTTGCCAAAAATACGTTTGGCGCAAACTTGTAATATGTGTTCATTGCTCTTATATATTGTGCAAGGCTTTCGCTCTGCTAGTTAAAATTATACTAATGCTTCAATCTCTTCAAATTCGCTGATTTCGTCAATATACTCATACTTCTCAATCCCCATTTCTTTAGTAGCAATACCTGTTAAGTCAACATACATACAATATTCGTCAACTTCTACGATATACCACCCATCATTGTATTGTACCTCGCCATCTTCATAGATAGTTTGGATAAGTGTTCTACCGTCTTTCATTACAGAACTTGCAAGCTCATAAGGGTTGCGAATTGTACCATTATCGTAGTCACAGATGTCATTCATTGCTTTCAGTGCTCTGTTGGCAAGTTTTCTTCTTGTATCAAATTTCTCTGTAAAAATATGAGTTGCTTTCATTGCTATTATGTTTTAATTGGGTTGTTTTTTAGTATTGTAAAGATACTCATTATCAGTGAGTTAACCAAATATTTACAGCCTTATTTTACTCATAGTCAAGAGTTTAACTTTTTGGAACTTGAAATGAAATATGAATGAAATGGAGTATCACGGACTATAGGTTTAATCTATTGGTTTTTATTAAAGTGACCCGGCTTTTGTTTCCACAGTGATATAGCCGGGCCACCGCTCTTGTTGTTTTGGAAGAGCACGTGTATTTGGTGTATTAATCTCCACAATAACGCCCGCTTTGGGTTCTGTAATACTCTATTATACCTCTTTCCATTGCTGAGTCGAATACAACCGATTCGGGCTTTTGTGCGGGGTCCGACTTTTTCATTAACCGGCGAGCTTCTTTTTCTGCCTTGCGGGCTTCCGCTTTCATCTTAAACCATGCGTTCCTCAAACAAGCACTGAACGATTGGCAGAACTCACGGCCGAGAACCGAGATAGAGAGTTTATACATTGACCATGCCATTTTGAAAAGTTGCGATTTGTCGATTTTCGTTTTCATATCTTTGTTTTAGTTTTATGATATAAAGATACAAGTTATATCTTGTTTATACAATAGTTTGAACAAGGTTTATCTTGTATTTAACTTTATTTATACAAGATATAGCTTGCATATACTAATAAAAAAACGACTTTTGTAACAGAAATAACTTTTAGGGTATGAGAATAAGAGATATTATTGAGCAAAAAGGTATAACTACAAAAGAGTTAGCCGAAAGAATGGGAATTAGCCAAAGTGCATTGAACCAACATATATCAGGGAATCCTTCGATTAAAGTTCTTACTTCAATTGCTTCTAATTTAGGAGTTGATATATGGGAATTGTTTGTATCACCAGAAGAAGTACGCCCCAATAGCGATACTACTGTATTGACGTGTCCTAAATGTGGAGCGAAGTTAAAGGTAATTGAGTCAAAAGATTAAGCCATGAACGAGGAAATAACAAAGCTATTACTTCAATGCGACACGTTGAAAGCCCGTTTGTTGGGGCTTCGCCCATTACCACCAGAAGCCCTACAAAAGATAGAGAATGCGTTTGCCATTGAATACACCTATGAAAGCAACCGGATCG